AGCCGCGGCAACAACACCCTCTGATCATGTTGATCAAAGTCCTAAGGCAAACAATGCTGGCGGGCCGGGTGGTTCGGAATGGGGATGTCATTGAGGCATCCCCTCCCGACGCCAGGTTATTGATCGGCATTGGCAAGGCGATACAGGTTGCCAATGTGGCAGCCACTATTGTTCAGGCAGTCGAGCCTGAGCCTTTACCAAAACCACAATCCCCCCGACGGAGGGCTAAGCCATGACCATTCAAAACTTAGGGACCAAAACTGAGGTCCTGAACTTTCTGCCTAATGATGTAGTTGCAACTACTGTCACCGCAAGCACCGCCATTGATTTGGTGGATTATGAAGGCGACATTGCAGTGGTGCTTTGTGCTGAAGCTGGCAGCGCTGGCGTTACCTACGCTGGCAAGCTGACTGAAGCTGACACGTCTGGTGGTTCTTACACCGACGTGACCGGCGGCGCTTTTACCATCACTGCAGCCAACACCGCATCTGTTCAGAAGATCTCGGTCAACTCTGACAACACCAAGCGGTTCATCAAGGCAGTAGTAACGGTTGCAGGCGGTACTGGTACCGGCGCTGTGGCGATCGTTGGCCTGGGCTCGAAGAAGTACAGCTGATGGCGTTTACGGAAGACCTAAGCATCTTCCTTGCAGACTTCGGCGTCAGCTGCACAGCTGGCGCCGTTACTGCTTTGGGCATCCTGGATATGCCAGGCCAGGTGATCAGCGATGGCATGGTGCTGACCACTGACTACACACTGACCGCAAAGGCATCAGATTTCGGCAGCCTGATCCGCAACGATGCAATCACGGTTGACGCTGTGGCCTACACCGTGCGGGAGGCACTGCTGCTGGATGATGGCAAAATCGTTCAGATCGCATTGCAGAAGACATGACCACTAAGCGCGAAACTATTCTTGCCGCGATCCGCACCGCACTGACGGGCACCACTGGAGTCAGTACTCGCATCTATCGCAGCAGGGTGGAGCCGTTGGCCCGGCAGGAAAGCCCGGCGATTGTGGTTGAGCCCGTTAGTGATTCAGCAGAGCAGAACACTGCACTACCTACGCTGGATTGGAGCCTGACGGTGCGCGTTGCAATTATTGTTCGCGGTGATATCCCCGACCAAGTGGCTGATCCAATCATTGAGAGCGCTCATGCCAAGATCATGGCTGATCTGTCTTTAGGTGGCTATGCCATTGATGTCCAACCGATTAGCGTGACCTTTGACCTGCAAGAGGCCGATCAACCCGCTGGCGTGATCATGATGGATTACCTTGTGCGGTATCGCACCAACGTGGCAAACTTAGCAACGTAAGGAGTGGCTACGATGATGGATGAATACCATGGCCAGGGGGGAACCTATCTGGTCGATAAAAAAACCGGAAAGCGCAGGCTCCTTCAGGGCTCTCGCACCGAGCCATTCCCTGTTACTAGCACCGAGGTACTGAACGATGCCACTCCTGAGCCGCAAACGCCTGATTCTGGCGAAGATTGAATCCACTTACGCAACTGACAGCACGCCAGATGGAACGTTTGCCATCCTGGTGCGCAATCTTGAAATCACTCCCCTTGAGTCTGAGACTGTTAGCCGCGATTTGATTCGGCCTTATCTGGGCGCGTCTGATCAATTGCTGGCTCAAACGCGGGTGAGCATTACCTTTGAAGTGGAGATGGCTGGCTCTGGCGCTGCTGGCACGGCGCCGGCTTATGGCCCGCTGCTAAAGGCCTGCGGACTGTCTGAGACCATCGTGACCAGCACATCGGTGACCTACGCACCTGTGAGCTCGGCGTTTTCAAGCGCCAGCATCTATATGAACAATGACGGCATTCTTCATAAGATCACTGGCGCTCGCGGCACCTTTGTTTTGAATGGCGAAGTTGGTCAGATTCCGACTATCTCCTTCACCTTCACAGGCATCTACAACGCACCAACCAGCACGGCCGCCCCGACCCCTACCTACAGCAACCAGGCCACGCCTGTGATCTTCAAGGAGGGCAACACGACCAGCTTCCAACTGTTCAGCTTTGCTGGTTGTTTGCAGTCGATCAGCTTTGATCTGGCCAACGAGTTAGTTTATCGCGAACTTGTCGGCTGCGCCAAAGAAGTGCTGCTAACGAATCGGGCGCCAAATGGCACTGTCATGATTGAGGCGCCAGCCATCAGCGCAAAGGATTACTTTGATGTTGCCATTGCTACGGCAACGGGCAACCTGACCTTCCAGCATGGTCAGACCGCTGGCAACATCTTGACCCTGACTGCAGCGCAAGTGGATCTGAGCGGCCCTACCTATGCTGATCAGGATGGCATCCAAATGCTCAACATCCCCTACATTGCGGTGCCGACCAATGCCGGCAACAATGAGCTGAGCTTGGCTTTCACCTAATCCACTGAGCACTTCATGGCTTTTGTTCTCAAGCAATCCGACACCTACAGCTGGCCAGTCGCCTTCGACGTTCCTGTCGATGGCGGCCGCCACGAACGGCAAACATTTGATGGTCTGTTTAAGCGGCTTCCGCAAAGCCGTGTTGGCCCAATGGTTGCCGAGCTGCAGCAGCTTGATGATTTAAGTGACCTTGAGCGGGTTACCGAAATTGCCAAGGAGGTGCTTGTTGGCTGGGCTGGAGTTACTGGTGACGATGCTAAGGAAATCCCTTACAGCGAACAAGCGCTTGCTCAATTGCTAGAGGTGCCATTGCTTGCGGTTTCAATTATCAAGTCCTACATGGACAGCATTAAGGGAGCCAAAAGAAAAAACTGATAGACGCCGCCGAGCATTGGGTCGGCGGCGGCGTCAAAGATGACAGCCAAGACGATGCTGCCATTCTTGGCGTGTCACTGCCAGAGCAAGAGCCTACAAATGACTTTGAAGTGTGGGAAGAAAACTGGCAGGTGCTTGAAATGTTTTTGCGTTGCCAAACCCAATGGCGCACCACGATGAACGGCCTGCTTGGCCTGGATTACACAGCCGTTGCATGGGTGCTTAAACTGTATGAAGTGGAGGACCACCGCTCCATGCTTGAAGATCTGCAGGTAATGGAGGCCGCAGCCATGACAGCGCTAAACGAGCGGAGCAGTTGACATGGCGTTGAACATGGATGCCATGCTCCGCATCAAGGCGGACGTACAAGGCGAAAACAACATTCGCCGGCTTGGCAACTCCATGCAGGGGCTGCAAGGGCGAGCAAAGAACGCTGCGTTGGGCTTTAACAGCCTTAAAGGCGCCGTAGGCGGCTTTGCCGCGGCAATTGCCGGTAGCGCCATTGTGGGCGGCCTGGGCGCCATGGTGAAGTCAGCTGTCAACCTTGGAGACGAGCTTGGCAAAATGAGCGCCCGCACCGGCGTTGCCCAAGGCGCGTTGATTGGTTTACGCAATGCAGCGGCGTTATCTGATGTTGAAAACGAAAAGCTGCAGGCAGGGCTGACCAGGCTCAACGTTGCGATGGTGGCTGCAGCTGATGGCAATGCTGCTGCAGAGGCAAAATTTAAGCGGCTTGGAATTTCGGTTAAGAACGCAGCCGGCGAAGTGCGGCCAACTGACCAAGTTTTTAAGGATTTGGGTGATCGGTTTAAGGACATGCCTAACGGCGCAGAAAAAGCGGCGGCGGCGGTGTCGATTTTTGGCAAGGCAGGTGCTGATTTGATTCCGCTTTTGAACGGCGGACGCGAAGCGATGGAGGCGTTCAACTTTGAGCTAAGCGACGAGTTTGCGGCGCGCTCAGAGCTTTTTAACGACACCTTGACAATTCTTGGCTTCAAGACCGAAGGCTTCAAGTTGCAGCTCGCTGATGCGTTGCTGCCGGCGCTGCAGTCAATTCTTGAAGTGTTTGGCGATCTGTTCGACACAAAGAACGATTGGACGGCGCTGTTTGAAGTGATTAAGTTGGGCTTGCGCGCAGTGGCAACGGTACTTTTTGCCACGATCAAGCTGGTTGATGTGTTTGTTAAAACAATCGTTTACACTTTTGATGCTATTGACAAAGCGCTGCGTGGCGATTTTGCAGCGGCGGGTGAAGCGCTAAGTCAAGGTTTTGGTGCTGGCTTAGAGCAGGCCAAGCGCGACTTTGCGTTGATTGGAAAACTGTTTACTGATGCGCCAGCACCGACAAGCGGGCTTGGCCGTCGTCGATTGGGCGGCATGGAAAACCCTGCAGCAGCAGA